GCCACTCGATGTCTTTTTCCAGCCCCGCAACGTCGCGGTCATTGGCGCCACCGAGGAGAAGTCCAGGAGACCGCAAGCCAGAGCCGTGGACGCAAGAAGAACTATCTGCGCCGTTGGGGCGCACTACCTCCCGCTAAATCCGGAGTTCTCCTTTCGCGAGGATTTCATCTTCCGATCCCTCACCCGGATTCTTGAATTCATCCGGATCTTCGCCGAAACGGTCGTTGATGCGCATCTGCGAGAGTATCTGATGTATTCGCCTCGCGCGCTATTGGAAAGCACGGCCGGGCTTCAAGCGGTGGCGAGCAATGTTTGGACATTGACCGATGAACTCTGGCAGGGGTATCACCACATGCTTCAAGAAGAGCCGACTAGGCGGTCTGTGGTGTCCCTCTTCGTCGGGGCGGCAGGCACGATGGAGCGTCATCCTGAGATTGAACCACGCCGACACCCCAGAGAGGAAAAATGGGCCGCCTTCCTCGACCGGATGAGTGAGCCCGACTCGGCCATGACACGTCTGAACGAGCGCTATGAAAATACGCTCAAACAGACGATCTCGCACCGAATCCGACACTTCCAACAAGAAGCCACACGCCAACTTCCAAGTCAAACTGCCCAGGCTGCAAGGAATGCCAATCAGCCCAGCGAAACGGCTGAGAGAAGATACCCCAAACTTGACAGTGGTTCCTTCTCCGAAATCCCCATCCCGGAAGGTACTGAAAGCCGGGTTCCCAGTGCCGGACACGATATTCCATCAAAGCCCACGCTGGCGGACACGGCTACTCGTAATCGCCGTCGTCAAATAGTTAAACGATATCAAGAAACTCACGACATGAAACGGACGGATCTTGCTCGGCGCGTTGCCATGAGCCCCACGGCGATCGAAGGGATGATCCGGGGTGATCGGAGCCGCTACAGCGAGGAGAAGCTGCTCAAGTTCTTGGAGCAGATTGGCGTGAAACCGGAGAACTGGTAACTTCTCGTCGCCCTTCCCTTTCTCCTCGCGCCGCTAAACGACCGAATTCACAGGCCCACGAAAATCTCCTCATTTTTCCGGACCGTTCTCCTCGTTCTCCGCTCTACACTGCGATCACGTTCGTAGCCCAGCTACCACGAAAGGATCGCATGGCATCTCCAAACAACCTTGAAACGCTGCTGACTGAACGAGAGGTCGCAAGACTACTTAGGGTCTCGGTCGCGACCATCAGGCGCCGACGACTCTATAGTCAGCCTCCACACGCGGTGAAGATCGGCGCGAGCGTGCGCTACAAGCCGGAAGCCGTACGGAGATTCATCGAGGAAAGCGAGAGCAAGACGACCAAGAAGAATACGCCCGGCAGAGGCAACGGGGATTCCGGGGCCGCCTAATGACCAACCTTCTATCAAACAGGGAACGCGTGCCTCCCTCCTGGGGCCGGCCGTTGACCGAAACCGACTACGTCACCCTTGAGGCTTCCTGGATCAACCGGGAGTTGGCGGATCAGGCGATGCTCCGACGTGTGGACGATCCGGAGGGACGTGAAGTTGTTGGCCAAAAAGGAAACCGCAACTGCGCCGGTTTATTGATTCCTTACTACTGGCCCGGGGAGCCGTCGCCGTTCGCCTACCGCGTAAGGCGGGACAACCCTGAGGTGGAGCAGGGAAAGGATGGGAAGGTTCGGCTGGTTCGGAAGTACCTCGCCGCACCTGGCGACCGGAACCGGCTCTACATCCCACCGGGCGTAACGCCTGAACAACTATGCGATAAGAGCATCCCGATCGTTCTGGTGGAAGGCGAGAAGAAGGCCCTCGCGCTTTGGAGGTTGGCCAACTACGAGGTCGAATTACCTCGATTCATCCCAATCGCCCTGGCTGGTGTCTGGAACTGGCGGGGCAAGGTTGGAAGGACCGGCGGACCAAACGGCGAGTGGCAGGACGTCCACGGGCCAATTCCGGATCTTAGTCGTATCGATTGGCTTGGGCGGACGGTTTTCGTCCTGTTCGACGCGAACGTCCATCGCAACGACAACGTCAAGTGGGCGCGGCGGGGGATCACCAAGGAGTTGGCAACGCGCAACGGGGAGGTGAGATTAGTGGATCTCCCTGAGGACTGCGGTGTAAACGGCGTGGATGATCTGCTGGCGATCTGGGGACCAGCGCGTATACTTGAACTTTTTGCAAGTGCCGAACCGGCGTCAGCCCAAGGGAAGGAGCCAAAACGCGCACAGGCACTGATCGAGCTCGCCGCTGAGGCAAAGCTGTTCCACACGCCAGAAGGTGATGCGTACGCTCAGGTGCCGATTGGTGCTCATCACGAGATATGGCCCCTACACAGCAAGGACTTCCGCCGTTGGCTGACACGGAAGTTCTATGAAGCGCGCGGCAAGCCGCCCGGAACGGCGCTTCCAGAGGCGATCGCAGTGTTGGAGGCCAAAGCCCAGTTTGGTTCTCCTGAATACTCGTTGGCTCTGCGTGTTGCCGGCTATGAGGATCGCATCTACGTGGATCTCTGTGACCAGCACCGGCAAATCGTAGAGATCACCCCCCAGGGCTGGCGGCTTGTCAGTGATCCGCCCGTCCGGTTTCGTCGAGCGAGGGGCATGCAGCCGCTCCCAATACCGGCAGGCGGTGGCTCCTTCGCCCTACTCAGAAGGTTTCTCAATCTCGGCGACGAAAACGACTGGGTTCTTTGCGCCACCTGGCTGGTGGCCGCTTTCCGCCCTAAAGGGCCCTACCCGATTCTTATCCTTCAGGGCGAGCAGGGTTCCGCGAAGAGTACTGCAGCAAAACTGCTGCGCAGAATCGTCGACCCCTCGGTCGCCCCCCTGCGAACCCCACCCAAAGACGACCGGGACCTGCTGATTGCCGCGAATAATTCCTGGGTGCTCGCCTGCGACAACCTCTCTGGCATTCCAGCGTGGTTGTCCGACGCCCTCTGCCGGCTTGCTACTGGAGGTGGGTTTTCCACCCGCGCGTTGTTTACCGATACCGAGGAGGTTTTCTTCCAAGCCGCGCGACCGATGATCCTGAACGGGATCGATCATCTCGCGGAACGCCCAGATCTGGCGGAACGGGCGCTTCTGCTGAGTCTTCCAGCCATCGAGGAAGACCAACGGAGGGATGAGGCTCAGATCGATGCCGACTTCGAGAGGGAGCTTCCGCTCATTTTCGGGGCACTTCTTACAGCAGTAAGCGGTGCGCTCGCCAGACTGCCGGGAACCAAGCTAGAGCGCAAGCCCCGGATGGCTGACTTCGCCTTGTGGGCGACGGCTGCGGAACTGACGCTTGGGTTCCAGCCCGGAGCCTTCCTGCAGGCCTATGGCGGAAATCGTGCGGAGGCGATTCGGGAAACGCTGGATGCCGACCCGCTCGGCTCCGCGATCGTCGCCCTAATGGATTCGCTGGCGGATCAAGAGGAGCCGGAACGCTGGGAGGGCACCTGCAAGGACCTGCATCAGAAGCTGGAAGCTTTTGTTGATGACGCGACAAAAAAGTCGCCTTCATGGCCGAAATCACCGCGAGCGGTCGCCGGTCGGCTGAGGCGGCTGGCGGTGGTTCTAAGAGAATCGGGGATCGGCATCACCTCGCCCTCCAAATCCGCAAGGGGCCGGAGAGTCCTGACGATCACGAGAAAGGCGGGGCTTCCGACCGCCACTACCGCCACCATCGCCACCCAGACGTCGGCGGATGCTGAGAATAAACCGCTTGCGATTGACGACTCGGGTGGCGGTTGGGGCGACGGGGTGGCGGTTGAAGAGGCGCTTGAAGATGAATCGCCACCTACATCCATACACTCCAATGCCTTGAAGGAACAAGAGAAACCGTCCGATGTGGCGGAGGTGGCGAAGGTGGCGATTGTTTCCGGCCCCGTTCCAGGCACCGGAGTTCCCGACGATGAAGGTAATGATGTGTACACGTGCGCGAATTGCGGCAGGGTTGAATGGTATTGGGACGGACACGCATGGATGTGTCCTCGTTGTGGGGCGCCGGCTCCGGGGCAGCAGTCTAGTGGTATTGACGTCGAGCGTTTCGAGCTATGACCGGGGCCTCCTCCCTGATCTCTCGGCTCCGCGCCGCAGGTATCTCGATCAGCTCCCAAGATGGCAAGCTCCTTGTGGAAGCGCCAAAGGGTGCGGTTACCGCGGCGATCCGTGCGGAGTTGGGCGAGAACAAGGTGGAGTTGATCGCCGCACTGGCGGTGACGCCGGCACTCTCCGATGAGGACTCCAGAGTGGGTGCAGCCCGGCGCGAGATCGCCCGCCTACTGGCGGCCGCCTACCGTCGCTCCCAGAAGGTTCATCCAAACGGGCTGAGCGTGACGCGGATCTCAGGTAATAGCGAACTTGCTAATTCTCGGACCGTGAGCGTTCATGGTGGTGTCTCATGAAAGCCACCCTTCGCGTCGTAGTCCGCACGGAACCAATCGATCTTGACCGGCTTGCCCGGATGCAGCCGTACGAGTTACAACGGCTGCACCAGAGATTGTTCAAACGCGCGGTTCCATCAGGAAACTCCGAGCTGGCACGACGCAGAATCGCCTGGCACGTTCAGTCCGAGCGGGAAGGCGGGTTACCCGAGTCCGCCAGGCAACACGCTCTGGCAATCGCCAAGGAGGCCAGCCTCCGGATTCACGCGCGCCAGGCCAGCACCCAATCGCCGCTCCCACATGCGACCGTTACGGGTATCGTGTCGGATCACGATTCCCGTCTGCCTATGCCCGGAAGCATCCTTATTAAGGAGTTTCGTGGCCAGACCTTTGTGGTCCGCGTGCTCGATAACGGATTCGAGTGCGACCGCCGGCGTTTCACGTCGTTGAGCGCCGTCGCCAAAGAGATCACCGGCAAGAAGTGGAACGGGTTTCTGTTCTTCGGCTTGACCAAGGGGAGCAGCAGTGGCCGCTGAAGCCAAACGCATCCGCGCCGTCCCGGCCGCGTCGCCGGCCCATGTCCGGTGCGCCATTTACACTCGCAAATCTACCGACGAGGGACTCGATCAGGATTTCAACTCTTTGGATGCGCAACGAGAGTCGGCGGAGCAATACATCCTCAGTCAGAAGCACGAGGGATGGATAGCGCTGCCGGGCCGATACGACGATGGCGGCTTCACCGGGGCGAACATGGACCGGCCCGCCTTGAAGACTCTCCTCGCCGACATCGAGGCAGGCAGAGTCAACTCTGTTGTCGTGTACAAAGTTGATCGGCTCACGCGATGCATGAAGGACTTCTTCAAGATGATGGAAATCCTGGAGCGGCGGCAAGTGACCTTCGTATCCGTGACGCAGCAGTTCAATACCACGACCTCACTGGGGCGCCTGGCATTGAATATCGTGATGTCCTTCGCGGAGTTTGAGCGCGAGACGATCTCTGAGCGCACCCGCGACAAGATGCGCGCGGCTCGTAGAAAGGGGAAATGGATTGGTGGCTACCCGGTCTTAGGCTATGACGTGGCGCCCAAAGGCGGTGCGCTCGTGGTGAATGCGGCGGAAGCCGAGCGGGTTCGTGACATCTTCCATCTATACCTGGAACTGGGCTCGCTGATTCCTGTCGTGGAGGAATTGGAGCGGCGGAATTGCCGAATGAAATCCTGGACCACGCGCGAGGGCCGTGACCGCCGGGGATCCCTGTTCAGCAAGACGACCCTCCACTCGCTCCTAACCAATGTGATCTACACGGGCCGAGTGAAGTTCGAAGGAACGCTTTTCGACGGTGAGCACCAGCGGATCATCGACGACGAAACGTTCAACCGCGTGCAAGAACAGCTAAGCCGAAATGGCAGGAACGGCGAGCGCAGGGCCCGCAACAAGTACAGCGCGCTTCTTAAGGGTCTGGTCCAGTGCGGGAGCTGCGGCGCGGCGATGATCCATACCTACGCTCAGAAAAAGACCGCGCGATACCGATACTACGTTTGTATGAACGCCCATCAGCGCGGCTGGAGCAAGTGCGGGACCCGGTCCGTGTCAGCTCCGGAGTTGGAAGGAGCCGTGATCGAGAACCTCCGCAACTTCGCTCAAGATCCGGCCTTGCTGTCCGAAGTCCTACGGCGGATCGAGGAGGGCCGGCTGCCGGGTGAGTCAATGGCCGAACCTGCCGACGTACAGCAAGCCTTATCGGAGTTCGATCCCCTGTGGAGCCAACTCACCACCTGGGAGCAGGAGGCGTTTATTCGCACCCTGGTCGCGCAGGTGAAATACGACGGTAGAACCGGAAAGGTCACGGTCGGGTTTCATAGCGAGGGCATCAAGCAGTTGTGCGCCCGCGGCGGAGTCGGCGCATGAATTCACACGGGCCCCTGGAGATTCAGTTCAGCTTGCGGACAACGCCACGGCCTGCGAGCGACGGGACGCGACAAGTTGGCTCCATAAGAGCCGGGCGGCTGCCGCGAGTCACCCAGGTGCTGGCGTTGGCGATTCATCTGGAAGACATGATCCGGCGGGGCGAAGCCAAGGATTACGCTGATCTTGCGCGGTTGAGCTGCCTCTGCCGGGAACGGATCAGCCAGATCATTCGTCTGAGCTACCTCGCGCCTGACATTCAAATCGAGTTGCTATACCTGCCTCCGACGCCCACCGGGAGCTATCCGATCAGCGAGACGGCCGTGCGCAGGATCGCTAACCTGCTTTGTTGGGCCGACCAACGGCGGGAGTGGGCGGTGCTCAAACAACGCCACCACTTGGGTGTGTCAGCAGCCCTGAGCATTGCTGAGCGCTCTTGATCTATCTCTCTGTAAAAACAAGCACTTAGCTCTAGTTATTTCTTCGATCCTTGTGTAGATTGGTGTTTGATATGGCTCATCGGCGCGCCAGCGGGACAACAGTGGGAACACGGCAGGTGGCCGGCGCGAGCCGACGCGACAGCGAAGCGCGGATTAATCGGCGAAGCCAAGCGAAGCGGTCGGCTTCGCCTGCCGACGCGCAGGGGGAGGCCGGTCAAAAAGCTACAGCGGTCGGCCGTGCGAGCGCGGGGCGGGCCACCGCGTGTGGTCGCGAAATTGGATGCCCGGGGTAAGGACCATGGAACTAGCCAAAACGAAAGATCTGAGGATTGAGTGGTGGCCGGTTTCCCGGCTCATTCCGTACGACAAGAATCCCCGCAAGATCTCCGACGCTGCTGTTAGCAAAGTGGCTGATTCCATACACCGTTACGGGTGGCGCCAGCCGATCGTAGTCGACCCGCAAGACGTCATCATCATCGGCCATGCGCGCCGTCTTGCCGCTTTGAAGATGGGGCTGGACGAGGTTCCCGTGCACGTGGCCAATTTGACCCCAAATGAGGCCCGATTACTGCGTTTGGCGGATAACCGCTCGGGAGAGGAAGCCGCTTGGGACATGAAGCTTCTGGGCGCCGAGCTTTCCGATCTGTCGGCGGGCGGCATCGATCTTGGGGGTAGCGGCTTCGATGGTTCGGAGCTCGACCGGTTGCTCCGACCCGACACCAGCGCGGCGGATGAGGTCCTGGTTCCGCCCGAGGATCCGGTAAGCCGCCCGGGCGACCTTTGGCTCCTGGGGAAGCACCGGGTCATTTGTGGGGACTGCACCAGTCCGGAGGTCGTGGAGCGGCTTCTGGCCGGTGGGAAGCCCCGGCTCATGGTCACCGACCCGCCCTACGGAATCGAGTTGGACTCGGAGTGGCGCGATCGCGCCGGACTGAATGGCTGCGGGCCCGCCCAGCCGAGCTACATGAAGAAAAAGCGTACGACGGGCCATATCGAAACATCGATTTCCGGCGATACACGCGCGGACTGGTCCGAAGCGTTCGCTCTGGTTCCGAGTCTCGAGGTGGCCTATGTTTTCCACGCTTCGAAGTTCACCGCCGAGGTCCTGGCCGGCCTCCTCAAGATCGGCTTTGTTCACCACCAGCAAATCATTTGGAGCAAGGGGAAAGCTGCCCTGACGCGGACCCACTATTGGTTCAGCCATGAACCGGTCTGGTACGTTAGGAAGCCAAACGCCGCTTGGTATGGAAAAGCTGGCGAGAATTTGACGGTGTGGGACTCGCCGTCGCCCAAGATGATCTTTGGCGGATCGAAGGAAGAGAAGTTCGACCACCCGACTCAGAAGCCCGTGGAGCTGATGCGCCGGTCGATCGTGAATCACACCAAGGCGGGCGAGCTGGTTTATGAGCCGTTCCTCGGCAGCGGCACGACCCTCGAGGCCGCGGAACTGACGGGGCGCGTCTGCTTCGGATCGGAGATCTCCCCAGCCTACGTCGATGTAGTGATCCAACGGTGGCAGAACCTAAGCAGCAGCATCGCTTGTCTGGAATCCGGCGAAACATTCAACAGTGTTGCTGCTGAACGAAAGAAAGGAACTCAGCATGAAGGGACGAAAGCCTAAGCCGACGGCGATTAAGCAAGCCGAGGGCAATCCCGGCCGACGTCCGCTGGCGAAAGTCGATCTGACCACGGCGCCTGAAGCCCCGGCGTGTCCCGATTGGCTGGACCCGGGTGCGCGCCTGGTTTGGAAGCATCTGGTCGCTAAGCTCATGGCGCTGGGAATCCTGCGTTCGGTGGACCAGATCATGTTGGCAATGCTTTGCGATTCGGTGTCGATGCTAAAGGCCGCGCGCCGGCGGCTCGATCGCGAAAGGATCGAGCTAAAGAAATCCAACAAAAACCAGGACGACGCCCTGCTCTACAAGACGCCCGGCGGCACAGTCATCCAGAGCCCGCTGATCGGCATCATCAATCGGGAAAAACTGAACATCCAGCGCCTCGCCACGGAATTTGGCATGAGCGCGGCCGCGCGCGCCAGGCTGCTATCGGATGATGGCGGGCTTGGCGCTGATCCAGACGCCGGCTATGAGAAGCTGCTGGAGAAGGATCGGCCGGGCTTCGACGACGATGAGCTTCTTATCAATTAAGGGACCCGTGTTCGATCGGGCCAAGGCGAACCGCATCTGTAATTTCTTCGAGGAGACGCTGAAGCATCCCTCCGGGGGAATGACTACGTTTCACCTGCTCCCGTGGCAGGAGCGGATACTCCGCAAGATTTTTGGCAATGTCGACGAACGCGGGCGGCGGATCATCCGGCGTGCCTACCTCGAGGTTGGGAAGAAGAACGGCAAGAGCGAGTTCGCCGCCGGCATCGCGCTCTATTGCCTGGTGGAGGACCATGAGCCGGCATGCGAGGTGTATTCCGCGGCTACCGTCAAAAAACAGGCCGCGATCGTATTCAACACGGCGGCGGCGATGGTCCGCGCGTCTCCCTATCTGCGGCGGAAGCTCAAGGTGGTCCGCTCAACGCGGCGCATTTACAAGCGCGACGACCCAAGCTCCTTCTATGCGGTGATCTCGGCCGACGGCGACGCGGAAGACGGTATTAATCCGCATTGCGTCATCATCGACGAGCTGCACCGCTGGAAGACCGCCAAGGCCCGCGAGCTGTATGAAGTGTTAGTCAAGGGCAGCATTGCCAGACCCCAGCCGCTGATTTTTCAAATCACCACGGCCGGTTCCGGCGAGCAGGACAGTCCGCTATGCTGGCGCGAGCATCTTTTCGCCCTGGGATGCCGTTCCGGGGAGTTCACCGATCCGAATTTCTACGGCGAGGTGTTCGCGCTGGACCCTGGCGACGACTGGACCGATCCGAAAATGTGGGAAAAGGCGAATCCGTCGCTTGACACGCTTGGCGGTTTCCTGGAAATCGACAAGCTCAAGGCCGAATGCAACGAGGCCGTCCAGCAGCCCTCCCGACAGCCGGCGTTCAAACGGTTCCGTTGTGGGCTCTGGTTATCGATGGACGAGGACTGGATGCCGCCCGACGTGTGGGCACGTAACTCGGGGACCACGCGGGGCCTGATTGAGCGCCCCTGCTACGTTGGCCTCGATCTCTCCGAGACTACGGACCTGACTTCCCTTGTGCTGCTGTTTCCGGATTCCTCGGACGATACGTTCGATGTGCTTCCGTTCTTTTGGATGGCACGCGAGCGGGTATACAAGCGCGAGATGGCAGACCGCGTTCCCTATAGAACATGGGTAGAGCAGAAGAAGATTGAAGTGACAGACGGCGACGTGATCGACCTCCGGACCATCAAACGCAAGATCCAGTGGGCTGCGGAATGTTTCTCGATCCAGGAAGTCGCATTCGACCCGCACCACGCGCTGCAACTCTCGATTGAGTTGAACGAGGAGCTAGGGCTGAAGTGCATTCCGGTTCCCCAGCGCTATACCCACATGAGCGAGCCAATGAAGAAAGTGATGGAATTGGCCTTGCAGGGCCGTCTTCGCCACGACAACCACCCGGTGCTGAACTGGAATATGAAGTGCGTGCGCGCCCGTAACGACGGCAACGACAACATCCGCCCTATCAAGCCCGATCGCGCCATGAGCGGCAAGCGCATTGACGGTGCCGTGGCATTGATCCTGGCGGCGTCGCGCGCGATGTTCTACACTCCGTCCGTCTATGAAACACAAGGGCTGACGATCCTGTGATCGAATCGAGGGACGGAACTGGACTGCCCCGTCATTTTGGTGCCGGTCATTAAGACGAAACGCCGCCGGGAGCGAATCCCGACGGCGCGAAGGGGAGGCGAAGATGCTTGGCTTAGGCTTTGATCCGGTAGGCACGCTCCTTATCGTCGGTGCGGAAGGATTCCACCTTGAGGCCTAGCTTCTTAGTGACCGTGCCGCTGATAAAACCGCGAACCGTGTGGGCCTGCCAGCCAGTTTTCTCCATGATCTGGGCCAGCGTGACACCATGTTTGCAGCGCATCAGGTCCAGAACCTCGGCCTTCTTGCTACCCTCGCGCGCTGCACTTGCGCTCTTTTGCGCCCGGGCGCGCCGGGTAGCTTTCGGAGGGGACTTCTTCGACCGTTGGCGCTTCGGCGCGACGTGTGGCGTCTGTGGCGCAGCGTCGGGCAACAGTCGCCCAACCGCTTGCCAGATTCGGGCCACCGCGGCCTTGCGGCTGGTGAACTTCCGGACTGGCTTCAGATCGTCGAAGGGAGCGACGCCGGCGAAGCTGTTCCAGATTTCGACGAGCCTCGCGGCGGGCCAGGAAGCGGTGAGCTTGGCCAGTTCTTTGGGGGTGGAAAATACCTCGGCCGGATTACTACTGGCCGGGGCTTCGGCAAAAGCCTGAATGTTGTTGTCGGAATCGATCGTGAAGGTGCTCATAGCGACACCATTCATCCCTCTGTTCCAACCAAAAGCCAAGCGAAATGTTTGCTTAGAAAGGAGGTCCCACGCTATGGCGGAGGAAAGCGTAGGGGACCGACCGGTAGGCTCGCCCCGTAATCGGGGCGCTTTCGCGACTAGCACAAAGATCGCCGGTCAAGGAATCAGTGGCCTCTGTGCCTTGACGGTCGTGATAGAAGTTGTCCGATCAGGTCGAAGGGGTCCAAGTGGAGCGCCCGCGCCACTTCGAGGAACTCGATTACGTCCAGCCGACGCTCGCCGCGCTCGAACTTCGAGACGTAGGACTGGGGGCGCTGGAGCTTTTCGGCGAGTACCGCCTGGGTCAGACCCGCTTGTTCTCTTGCCTCAATGAGGAGCTCGCGGAAGCGTGCGTAAGTGGGTGTAAAGACGGATTTGGTCAAACTGGTACCGACCCAGCAACGCAGGGCTCAAACAGTTTGAAACCTATCTTGGGCTAAACCCAAAACGGGTTTCGTCCGATAGACCACTGGGACACCATGAACTTCTTCGCCACCCAACAAAAACGCGCTGCCGTAAGTGGCACGGTCCTTATCTTGGTTCCCCTGTTGACGCTTCCGCCAGTAGCGGCGGAGAATCCATCCGTCTACGAGAATTCAAAAGCGATAGAAACGTCTTGTGACAAGGCCTGGCCGGTGGTTCTCTCGGTGGTGACGAAAAATGGCTTCACGCCTGAGCTCTCAGACAGAGCGGGGGGCGTTCTGAAGGCCCGCTTTACCCGCGGTGATAGCCTTTATGGCGGGGCGCGAAACGACATGAACACACTGACGCTTAAGCCGCTCAGCCGTTGGTCCGTGATCGAACGATTCCGGATTGAAAGCGTGGTTGTCACCGTCGCCGGAGCCGACGCGGCATGTCAGGTGACCATGCAGGTGAGGTACGCCGCTTGGCGAAATAATCTCGCGGAGAAGGGATGGGTGGGGCTGGAGAGCAACGGGCGCTTGGAATGGATGATGCTCGCGGAAACCGAACGCTTCGCAGCAGCCGGGGGCAATCTGCCCACCCCATCAAACGACGCAAAGCGAGTTCGCCCGGAGACACCGACGCCAGTGGTCGCCGCACGCGGGAATGACCCTAAGGAGGGGATCGTAATTCGTGTAACCTCAAACCCCGCTGGAGCCGAAG